TGCCAACCGTCCAGGTTCCGCCAAGGCCGCTCTGGCTCCAATGGGTCAGATCCTGCGCGAATTGCGGATTCCTGACCATTTGGAGCAGGCCGAAATTCGCCTCGACCGTGGTCTGCATCTGCGCAAGCGCGTCCTCTTGCGTGGCCAGCGCCGTCTCGGTGGTGCCGATTCGGCTGGTGTTGTCATCCACCGTTGTGGTCAGGTTGTCGATGCGGGTGCCAAGCGCGTTGTCACCCGCGACCCGCAGGCCCTGCTCTTCGGAAATACTCCCTTCCGCATCATCGACGCGGGCATTCAGATCGCGCTGCAAGGTGAGGAACGCCCCGTCAGGATCGACCCATGCCGCCTCGAGATCGGTGATCCGGGCCTCGATCGCGATGTTGACGGTCGATGCCTCGGCCTGGGTGAAGAATACGCCGGTGCCGGATTGCGGCTTGGTGATGGTGACCGTCCCGCCCTCGGCATTGTCGGGCGGGTCGATCTGGAAGCTGAAGGGCTTCCAAGTGTTCGCCGGCGTGATCGCGATCGAGGTGCTGACCGGCGAGCCGATATCGACCCCGAGCGCATCCTGAAACTGCACATCGAATACCAGCGTCCGGCCGGTGCCAGTGGTCGCCGCGAGGAACCGGAATTGCATCCGGTCATCGGCCGTCAGAGTGAACGACCCCAAGGTGCAGGCAACCGAACCCGCTGAACCGATTCCGATGAAAAGCATCGCGGCTTCGGGACAGTCCTGCACCGTGATGTTGCCGGGATAGTCGACCTTGGCCCGACGATCGGCATTGGTCAGCACCCAGCCCGCCGCATCGGCCTCAACCTTGCCATTGCTGATCAGGTTGTCGCTGGTCAGCGCCGCGGTCAGTTCATCGATCCGACCGGACATGGCCTCGAACTGGCCCTGCACGATCTCGTCATGCTCGGAGATCCGGCTGTCCGCATATCCCTCGGCACCATCCAGCCCCAGCGCCAACTCCTGCCGGATCGCCGCCGCGGTGTCGGTCAGATCCTGCGCCTGATCGTCCAGACGCTGACTGACACCGGCCACATCGGCATTGATCTGGTCACGCAGATCCTCGATCAGCTGATCCCCTGCCTCGATCCAGTCGAGCGCCGCATCGAGATCCGCCACCACATCATCGGCGAGGTCGTCGCGGCCGAGGCGGATATCGGGCGTCACCACCTCGATCCAATCCGTCCAGACCGTGGCCCGGCGCATGGCGAGCCGGGCGTGGACCTCATAGGCGGTGGCGGGCAGGATGCCGGTATCGAGGATCAACTCGCCATCATCAAGACTGGCGATCGAGCCGGTCGAGACGATCGCGCCCGTGGCCTTCAGACGGATCTGAAAGCGCAGCGACAGCGCATCGTTCTGATCCGGGGTCCAGTAGAGCCGGATGGCGGCACGGCGCGGCCTCCCGCCGGCATCCGGGATCACGATGCCCTCGGCATCAAAGCCCAGCACCGCGCGCTCGCCCGGCGGCACGGTGGTCGGTGGCCGGATCGTCACCGGCAGTTCGAAATCCGACGACCAGTCATAATCGGTCGGGTCGGTCTCGCGCAGGACCATCTGCTGCAGCAACGTCAGCGGGCTGTCGCCGCGCCCCGTCACCTCGAAGGATTTTGAGATGTAGCCATTGGCCTCACTCGACCAGGCAACCGCATCAAGCGGCTCCACCTGCCCGAAATCCGGGGGTAGCGTGAGCTCGTGAACGCGGCCGCGCCGGCCGTCCTTCTGATAGGCCAGCATGATGCGCTGCACCTGCTTGCGGTAAGGCGTCGCCCGCAGCTGCAGCGAGGCGACAAGGCGGCGCCCGTCATCCTCGGCCTCATAGGTGGCGCTGTAGCGCGGCGGGGCCTCCTTATTGGCCCAGCGCTCCTCCGGCTCGGGATATTGCGCCTGCACCGTGTTGTCGGTCCCCTCGAGGCCGGTGAAGGGCGCGAGGTTCTGCTGCTCGCTGACGATCAGATCCTCGTCGGTGAAGGCGGCGACCGGCAGGCCGACGCCCCCCAGCTTGATCTTGTAGACCCCGCCCCATTCCGAGATCCGGCCCGAGCAGCCGCGCAGGATTTCCTCGATCACCGCAGCAGGCTCATCGCCGCCCAGCGCCTCGGGGCCACACAGCACCTCATAGCTCGAACGGTAGCGCACATCTCCATCGACGGTCAGGCCATCGGCGAGGTTCATGCCGGCAAACCAGTTGGAGAGCGGCAGATCCTCGGCCTCGCATTCCCCGCCCCAGACGCTGCCATCCGGCAGGGTGATGCCGCGCAGGATGTTGTAGACCTGCACTGCCGGGTTTTCGCTCGGCTCATAGGTCGAGCGCACCCCCCAGCGATGCGCACCGCTGCCGCCGACCGTGCTGTCCTTGCGCGGATCGTAAAGCCCGATGCCGGTGACCTCGAACAGGCAGGAGGGCAGGCCCTGATAGAGCTCGCGGAAATAGCGGAAGCGCAGCACCGCGTAAGGGATGCCGCGCCCGATCATGTCGGCCGACCAGGTCCAGTTGCCGTCATTGGTCTGGATCAGCCCGGCATAGGCGGCGGTCTGGCTCCCGTCGAAGAACTTCGCCCAGAGCTTGCCCTCATACTGCCCCGCGCCCCGCAGATGGTCGGGATAGAACTCGTCGCCCGAATCCGCCGGCAGAAGGCTGACCTTCTCGTCGCCGACCCAGATCGCATCCAGCGAGGTGATCGGCATGTCGCCGAGATCGACCACGTAGGTCAGGAACGCGTTTTCGGTCTGGCCATAGCGCCCCGAGGTCAGAGGCGGGCAGACCATGCAGCCGGCGGTGGCATATTTGCCCAGCACGAAGCTGGCCGAGGTGCCCTCACCGGCCAGCGTGGATTCGGTGCGCAGCCCGCCCTGCGCGGGTTGCTCCTGCTTGGCGCGGACCAGCGCCGAGACGGCCATCAACGCGGCGGTGCGCAAGAGGAACGCGCCGGCGCTGAACGCGCCGATCTGCCAGGCGGCAATCGCCTTTCCTGCCGCCATGATCGCACCCAGAACCGGGCCAGCGGAGGCAGGCTCCGCGAATGCGATGCCGATCAGAAGCGCGAGGAAGAAGATCATACCCGGAAGGCCCTCTCGGCCGAGGTGAGCGGAACGAGGCCAAGCCCGTCGCGCCGAAGAACATAGATGGCCTCGCCCTGCACGATGCCGAGCGCCGGGCCGTCATCGCCCGCGACCACGGCCACGTCGCCCGGATGGGCGAAGGCGGGATGAATCTCGGGCAGGAGCGAGGCGACCAGCGCGATGTGGTCGTCGAACCCCCGCTCCTGCAGCTTGCGCAGCCCGGCCGCCCGCGAGCGATAGCCGCGCCAGCCGACCGCATGATCGGTCCCGGTCATCGCCGCGACCGCCCCGGCGGTGAACAGCGCGCAATCGTGCCGGCCATAGCCGAAAGGCGCGCGCATCTGCCCGACCACATAATCGGTGAGCGCCGCCTGCCAATCCATGCGCCGGCTCATCGTGCCGCTCCGCTGTTGATGCGAGCCGGATTGCCCGGCACCAGCACAGCCTCACGCGCCCGGGCCTTCTCCTCGCCCCAATAGATATCGGCGCTCTGGGTCAGCGTGGCATAGCGCCGGAAGCGGTCGCCCGCGCGCTGGCGCTGGCACTGGTCGGATTTGGTGAGCGAGCCGTAGCGGGTCAGCGCCCGCGCGCTCGAAACCAGCTGCACCGAGGCCGAGGCAACGCCATCGACAACCGGGGTGACGATCGGCGCGGCATTAACCCAGCCCTTGAAGATCCGCTCCGGCTCGGCAAGCAGATTGCCGTCCGCGTCGAATTCGGCGCGGTGGATCTGCGCCGGCGCGAAACGGACATCATAGCCGCGCAGGACGATCTCGACCTCGGGCGAAACCGCCGACAAGCTGACCTCGACATTGCGGACCTCAAGGCCGATGCCTGCCGGGATCACCGGCACCTGCAGCACATTGCCCGCGCCGTAATAGTCGCGATCCTGCCCGCCGATGGTGAAGGCGCGATGATATTCCCCGGTCCAGAACCCCGCCGCCTCGAGGCCGCCGGTGTCGCGGTTCTTCGCCTCGATCCAGACAAGGATCTCGGCATGCGTGCTGATCCGCGCCGCGCGACGCGACACGACCGCTGCAGCAAGACTGCGCATGGATTACCTCAAGGTTTGAATGAAGGAGAAGGACATCCCCGAATGGAAGATCCGCTCGCTCGCTCCCGGGTCGCGTTCGGTCATCACCGCCCGGAAATACGGGTTTCTCAGCTGAACGACCGCGCCCGCCGACCAGCCCGGGCGCACCCGGGGCCAGACATCGAGCGTGACCGTGCCGCCGGAACTGGCGGTGCCGCCGACCAGAACCCGATGGAAGGCAACCTTCCCGGCATAGGGGAAGGACAGCAGATCATCGGGCGACATCACATATCCCGCCGGCAGACCGGCAAGCGTCAGGTCGCGGTTGTTCGCGGCCACGGCCGAGAGCGTGACCGCAGACGCGCCGAGAATGGCGCCGCCCAGATCAGAGGCAGGGCCATAGTAATCTGCCGGCGAGATGCCGAAGGTGGTGTTCTCATCGAGCAGCATGTCGATCAGCGCCCGAATTCCGCCGGTGCTGCGCTGCGATTGGAAGGCCAGCGTCGCCTCGCCCTGCCAGAGCGAGGCCCCGAGCCGGGCGCGCAGCACCTCGCCGCCTCCGGTGCGCGACACCTGCATGGGCGAGGGACAATGCAGGCTGGCCTTGGTGACGCGCAGCTTGTCCGAGAACTGCGCCAGGGTGAGAGATGCAGGAAGCGCCATTAGCCAATCCCCCTCGGGTCTTTCATGTGCTGCTTGACCGAGCGCGGCAGGACATGGCGGTCGTAGCTTTCAAGCCCGGCCTGGACCATGGCCCCGGCGCGCTCCTCGACAAAGGCCGAGATATTGCCCCGCTTGGGGTCGATCCCGACCGTGACATGGACGCTTTGACCGCCCCGTTGTCCCTTGGTTCGGTCGTAGACGTCCTCGTTGCGGTGGAGCAGCGCCAGAAAGCCGCCCTTGCCATCCACCCCGCCCGAGCGCGGCCCGTAGCCGGTATTCCCGCCGCCCTCGAAACTCGGGATGGCGTCCAGACCGGCCCCCTGTAGTGCCCCGGCAAGCGGATCGGCCATGCCGGTGAACCAATTGCCCAGCATGCCCGCGAGCGGGCCGGTCACGAATTGCTGCGAGGTCAGCCGGGCCAGATCCGCGATCATCGAATTGACCAGGTCCGACATGTTGAGCTTGCCGGTCTTCACGAACTCAGCGAAGGCGTCGTCGGCCGCGCCGAATGCATTGACGAATACCGACCCCATGTCATCGCCGAGCCGGGTCGATTCCTCGGCATATTCGGCCAGGCTGCGGCCGACCGCCTCCCAGCCGTTCTTGGCCTTGTCGAGCGTCTCGACCAGCGCCAGCACCTGCGCGCGCTCGGCTTCGGTCGCGCCTTCCAGCTGCTTGGAATATTCCAGCATCTTCTTCTTGACCGGGTCGGTCTCGCGCAGGACAGCGAGCTCGCGCTGCAGCTGCTCGATCAGGTCGGCAACCGCGTCCTTTTCGGCCTTGGCCTCCTTGCCGCCGCCCTTCTTCTTCTTCTCGCGCTCGAGCGCGTTCTTGCGCGCCTGCGCCGCGACGTCATCGAAGAAATCGCCCATCGGATCACGCCCCATGATCCGGGCGATCTCCTCCTGCGATTCCTGGCGTCGATCGAACGCCTCCGCGATTTTCTCGAAAGCAGCGTCCTCGTTTTCCGACCCGCTTTTGTAGAGGCTCGAGGCCATCGCCTTCAGGCCGGCCGGTGCGGAGAGCGAGGTGCCGAACACCGAATTCAGCCCCTCGGCCGCGCCCTGCAGCATGCCATGCACGGCATCGAGCATCATGCCCATGGCGTCCTGCACCTTGCCCACGGCATTCAGGAACGCGGCCTCGAAATAGAGCGGCACCGCCGAAACCGCATCGCGGACCCCGACGATCGCCGCGGTGATGCCGTTGATGATGAAGTTGCCGGTGACCTTCACCCCGAGAATGACCAGATCCCAGGCGGCCGAGAACCACGGCACGATCCGGTCGATCACCGGCTTCAGGATATTGCCGATCCGGTCGCCCAGCACCTGAAACACCGCCTTCGCGGTATCGCCGAAGCTGACCACGATCTTGCCGGTCTCGTTGATCTCGTGGCGCAGGCCCATGACCGCGACCGCGCCGGCGGCGATGGCAGCAATCGCCAGCTTCGCCGGGCCGGGGATGGCCTTGAGCAGACCGGCCGTATCCTTCAGCGCGGTATTAACCCCGCCCTGCCCGGCATAGATCTGCGCGATCTGAGTGCCCTGCTGGGCCATGACCATCAGGATCGGCATGCCGCCGGCCAGCGAGACGCCAACGTCATTCAGCTGATAGGCCATGTTGGTCATGCGCAGGGTCGCGCCGCGCTCGGAGCGCGCCACCTGCTCGAAGGTGTCGACCTCGCCCTTCAGGACCGCGATGCGATGCTCGGACGCCTCGCGCAGCCGCAGCTGCGCCGCCGCCATCTCGTCGGCCGAGATCGCCCCGGCCCGGTGCGCCTCGCGCAGCGCGACGAGCTCGGCGCGGTAATCGCGCACCGCGCCATAGAGCGGGTTGTATCTGGCGCGCAGATCCGAGAGTTGCTGCGCCTGCCGCGCCGCCGCATCCGCCGCCGCCTTCTGGGCATCGGCCATCAGCTTTGCCGCCGCCGCCGATTCCTTCTGCGCCGCCGTGATGCCCTTGATCCTGTCGATCGCGGTCAGCGCCTCGCCGCGCAGCTTGGCAATCGCCGCCGACATCTCGTCGGCCGAGACGGCGCCCTCGAGATGGGCGGCGCGGATTTCCGACACCTGCGCCCGATAGTTGCGGATGGTGGCGAAAAGCGGGTTGAAGCGGGCGCGCAGATCATCGAGCGCCTGCCCCTGCTGGATCATTTCGGCCGCCGACATGCCGGTTGGGGTCGAGACGCCGGTCGAGACATTGACCCGGCTCTGCATGGCGGTGGTCGCCTGCGAGGTGGTGCGCAGCGCCGAGGCCGTGGCCGATGCCTTGGCCGCGATCGCCTCCAGCTGGAGGCGGGCCTGCGCCGCCGCCTGGCTGAAATTCTCGAGGCTGTCGGATGCCGGCATGACGCCCGAGGTGACCGAGGACATGGCCGTGCGACCGGCCTGCCCGATGTCGCGCATTTCCGCCTTCAGCTGCTGGCCACCCACGGCAGCAAAGCGGACGGATATGCTCTTTTCGCGCTTCATGAACTCACCTGATCAGCCTGCTCATTGAGCCGGCGCATTGCGACCTGTTCGATTTCCGGCAGAAACAGCGCCACCGCGAACCGGGAAATGCCGAGAGCATCCCCCAGCGCGAAGGCCGCGCCCATATCCCAGCCAAGGCAGCGCACGGTCATGCCGCTCGCCACCCGCATCTGCCCGCCAAGCCGAAGCACCAGCGACCAGACCTCTCTACCCTCGATCGAGCGCGGCCGGTTCAGCCGGCGCGGGCAGTCTTCGCACGGGGCCGGGCAGGCTTGGCAGTAGTCCGCGCCGCCGCCGAAATGCCAGTCGGCGAGGGCGATGAGCCGTTTTTTTCGGCCTGCACAGTCAGCCAGCGGCTGAGATAGACCGAGGTGAAAGCGTCATAGACCGGCGCGATATCGAGCAGCGCGTCGATGCGATCCGGCGTGACCGGCGCGGGTGAGCCATCAGGATCCTCGACCCCCTCCCACGCCTCGATCACCAGGCGGGCCAGCGCCTTGGTCATCAGCAGACCGCCACGATTGCGCGCCCTCAACGCCTCGGGCGAGAGCGGATCGGCCTCCGCATCGACGCTGGCGGCATGCGCGACAACCGCCGGGTCAGTCTTGGCCTCCTCGATCAGATCAGCAAGCGCCGGGCGGGCATGGATCACCAGCCCCGCAGCCTCGATCAGCCGGTAGGCTTCCACCCCCGGATTCAGGTTCAATCGCATTTCGTCTCCTTACGGGTTAACGTAATCGGCCATGTCGTTCATCAGCGTGACCGTGGCCATGCGGGCCGGGCTTGCCGCCTTCGCCGCTTGCCAGTTGAAGGTGGCCTGAATGCCGCCCGGCCCCTCGATCGCGAGGCGCGGGCGCGGCAGATAGACCGCATGCGCCACCAGTTCGAAGGAGGCGCTGCCGGTGGAATAGCCGAAGGTCAACTCGACCGGCGTCCCGGCGGTGGCGAGATCGAGCATCTCGGTATCGGCGAAGCGCACGGTGATCTCGCCGGTGAGCGTCGCCTGCCCGGCATCGGCCCCGGCGATCATGCCATCGGCGCGGATGGTCTCGACCGCCTCGAGATTGTTCGAATAGGTGACGGAGCCAGACACGACATTGCCCATGGCTGCGCCGTCGAGCAGGACCGAGCCGTTGAACGCCCCGAAGCGATCGAGCGCCAACTCATCCAGAACCCCGGCCGACGACGCCGCCGCCGCCACCTCCCCCTGAGCGATGCAGGCGACCGTGGCGGTCACCAGACCCGAGCGCTGCATCTGCCAGCTGATGGAATTTGCCATCACCCCGCGCAGCGAGCGGAACGAGGGCACCTCGGGGTTGCCGATCTCGATCGACATCGACGGCAGCACCCAGCCGCCCGAGGCGAATTCATGCGAATAATCCCCGGTGGTTCCGGTGGTGGTCGGCGAGCCGAACAGCGCCTTCAACCAGATGCCGAGGAAGCGCTGGTCGATAGGCACCACCACATCGCCATCGGCGGTGATCGCATCCTTGACCGGCGCCAGCGGATCGCGGCCATAGCCCAGCAATTCCGAGGCGAGAAGCGGCTGCTCCATGCCCAGAGAACTGGAGGCAAAAGGCATCTTCCAGTAATTGCCGGAGGCGACCGGCGTGCCGTAGGTCGTCTCGAACCCCAGCGCCATCTGCGCGCGGGCACCACTTGCACGAGCCATGAAACTCTCCTTTGATGATGGTCAGGCGAGCGGGTCGCTCGTCTGGTAGGTCAGCCGCAGTTGAATGGTCGCGGCCTTCAGCGCATCGCCACCCTCGATCGGCACATCGACCGGGACCGGAGCCTCGGCCTCGACATAGTCACACTCCCCGCCCAGCGTCCGGTCCTGCGCCAGAACGAGGCCGACCAGGCGCTTGATCTTGTCAAAGACCTCGTCGCGCCGCCCGGATTCGCCCTCGACCACGATGTCGAGCTCGGCAACATGCTCGTAGATGAAGGTCAGCGGCGACAGCAGCACGTCAGGCTCGCCGGGATCGCCGTCGCGCAGGCAGAACCAGCCGGCGCGCGGGATCTGCGCCGGCAGGGTGTCGTTGCGGGCGCGGCCCATGTCAAAGGGCAGCGCCTGCTCGAGGAGCTCGTAAAGCGCGCAGAGCACGCGCTCGGATTTGGTCTTGGTCACCCGACATCCTTCCAGTTTTCAAGGATGAGGCCCGGCAGGCGTTCGCCCCATTCCTCGGAAGCCCGCTCGAGCGACATCTTGCGCTTCAGCTTCGCCTGCGGGACCAGCATGAAAATCGCCTTCCATGACCGGCGCTTGCGATGCGCCCGGTTCCGATGCCAGGAGATCGGCGTGCCGTAATCCCGGGTGAGCGGGGTGCCGTCATCGATCAGCAGCGACGGCCGGCCCTTGCGATAGACGAAGCGCAGCCGCCGGCCGGTCTTGCGCTCCCAGCCCGCCGGGGTGATGCGCTGGCGGGGATTGTTGTCGAGCCCCTTGAAGCCGCGCATCTTCTGCACCTCGGCAATCGGAATCGCCAGCCAGAGGCCGCGCTCCGAGCGGATCAGCGCGCCGCGATCATGGGCATCCACGACGACCGGCGCGCGGGAAAACACCAGCGACGCGGCCGACAGGCTCTCGAGGCGGGCCGGGAAGGCGAGCGAGCGAACCGTGTTCGCCAGACGCTGGCCGAGGCCCGCGCCGATCACCTGCCCGCGCCAATCCCGCTTGAGCCCCTCGCCCGCCTTGCGGATGCCGCGCGTCACGCCACGCTCGGCCGCATCGATATGCGCCTCCATCAAGGCGCGGGTGTCGCCGGTGACGGTGAAGTTAAAGCGCACGCGCCTGCGCCTTCCAGACGAGGCCCTCGGCATCGCGCACCGGATCACCGCTGACCTCATAGGTCACCGACCCGATGACGAAGCGGTCCCGGTTCGACAACTCGGCCACCTGAGAGACGCGCACGTCGATCAGCACGGTGCCGACGACCATGCGGCCGCCATTGAACTCCGCCAGCTGATCCGGCGCGCGCCGGATCACCTGAACAGGAATGCCGCCGCCGAGGCCGCGTGCCAGATACCGCGCCTCAAGCCCGAGGTTGGGATCCGCGAAGATCACGTCCACGGCGGCGGCGAAGGCGCTCATGCCAGGAAGGCACCATTCAGGCGGACCCGGCCGGTGGTGTCACCCGCCCCGCCGGCGACCGCAGCGACCGCCACGCCGATCAGGGTGTTGTCGGTGGCCACGGTGGTGCACCTTTTGGCGGTGTTGTCCCAATAGACCGCCGCCCCGACCGTCCAAGCCTGCGAGGCTGCTTTAGGCAGATCGTAGACGCCGGTGAGGTTCAGCACCCCCTCGGCCCCGATCGCCACCGGCCCGGCCGCAATGCCGAACAGCTTGCCAAGAACCACGCCTGCGCCCGAGGCGATGGCCGCGCCGGTGGCGTTGAGGAAGGTCAGCGCATTGCCATGCGCAACGAAGTTTTTCATGTCTCGGCCCTTTCACCGATGGAAGGAAGAAACCCGCGCGCCGGAACGGATGCGGCGCGCGGGCAGCAGGCGGTCTGCGAGGATCAGACGCCGGCGTTCTTGTAGAGGCCGCGGTGATCGATGGCCGAGGCGGCGAAATCCAGCCGCGCCTTGATCTCGATCCCGTCGACCTCGAAGCCGTTGCGGGTCTCGGTGAACACGCCCTCATTGCCGTCGAGATAGGCATACTCGACGGTGTCCATCATCGCGGTCGAGGACGCGAGGAACCACGGCGCCGCCCCGGAGGCGGGCAGCAGGCGGCGCTCCTCGATCGGCTGCAGGCGACCGGCATAAGTGTTGACCTGCGCGGTGGTCGAGGGCGTGGTCGAGGTCAGCAGCTTGCGGGCCTCGAGCGCGCGCTGGCCCGGCGGCACCAGGATGTACTCGGGCGCGACGTCGATGGCAGTGCCGTCGATGTCGGTCTGCTTGGCGAAGGCGGTGAGAGCCGCCGTCAGCGACGCCTCATCGATCGCCGCAGCCGTCCCGAGGTTGCCGTGGTTGGCGTGGAACAGCGCCACCCCATCCGACATCACGCCGTTGTTCAGCAGGATGGCATAGACCAGATCACCCTCCAGCTGCGCCGCCCGCGCCCCGAACGACCCGGAGACGCGGGTGAACGCGCCCAGATCGTCGTTGATCAGCATCTGCCGCGAGAAGGCGATGACCTTGCCATAGGTCGCCAGCGCGTATTGCGTGCTGGCCTCGCCGAAGGTGCCGTATTGGAACTCGGCCCCTTCCAGAACCTTCTCGAGCTTCGGCGCATTCGAGATCTGCACCCGGGTGGTCGGGCGGAAATCCGACAGCGAGGCGCGACGCGCCCAGCTGGTGAAGGTGCGGGGCGTGCCCTCATAAGCGCCGCGCAGAGTCTGGTTGCCGAGATTGGCCAGCACGGTCGGGAAATCCCCGGAGGTGTGATAGCCCACGGCGCGCTGGCCGAGTGCGGCCGAGGCCAGCTCCATCTTGCTCATACCGCGCGTCGAGACGCCGGAACGCTCGAGGGCATGGCGGGCCATTTCCATCAGCGTCATGCCGCGGAACTCGCGGCCGGCATCCGTGAGCGCGACACCCGGCTGGGCGCGATGCTGCAGGGCATTCTCGACCGCCGAGCGATAACCGGCCGAGGCCGAGCCATCGTCGCGCGGCCGGGCCGGTTCATGGGCGCGGCCCTGCAGCGGATCGCGCTCGGCCAGCTGGTCGAGAACCGCCTCACGGGCGGCCGCAACCGTGACGCCGCGGGCGATCAGATCCTCGGAGAATTCGCCCTCGAGGCCGTGGCGGCGGCACAGCACGCCGATGGTCGAGACACGCTCGCGCTCGGCCGCGACCGCGCGCTCCGCGACGGCCGAGGCTTCCTGGCCGGCGGCCGGCGCGGGGGTTTGGGCGGGCGCGGGCGTGCCGCCCGGGGCCGAACGCTGCTGCTGCTCGGCATCGTTGCGGGCCGGGTTCTGGTCATCGGCGGCAGGGTTGGGATTGGGCATCAAAGCCTCCTTTGCAGCCGCAGGCGCGGCGGGATCATGGGCACGGATGAACGTGCAAGGGAAAAGTTGCGGGGTGGTTTCGGAACCGGCCGAGCGCGTCTGCGCGCCCGGGTCGGCAGGGATGGCGACGGCAGAGATCTCCATCGGCTCCCAATCGACGGCGCGCCAATGCTCGCGCTCGCCTTGCTTGCGGGTGATCTCGTAGCTGTGGACCACATAGCCCACCGAGACATTGCGCACGGTGCCGTCGAGGATCCGCGCCACCCGGTCGGCCGCATCGCCCGCGCCGGTCAGCTGGACCGTAGCGTAGCCCTTGCCGCCCTCGATCCTGACCGAGCCCGGCACGATCGAGCCGAGAACCGACTCAAGCCCCCAGCTGCGATGGCTGTCGAGGAACGGCCCGCCGGCATTCAGCCGCTCGAGGCGCATGGCCTCGGGCGTGACGAGAAGCTCCTCGTCATATTCAATCAGATCGTCCCAGCCTTCCCAGCGCCGACGCTGCACGGTGGCGCCGGTGGTCCAGACCACCTCGACCGTGCGCGCCTCCAGATCGGCCGTCTCGGGACGGACGGCTGCGGCCCGCCCGATCAGGGGCAGGTTCATCATGTCCTTGGCCATGCGCCTCAGTCCTTCTCGTTTTCATCCGAGGCCGGAGCATCATCGCCCGCCTCGCCCGGGGGCGCGGCATCACCGCCGCCCTCGTTCTGCGCCTGCCCCTGCCGCGAGCGCAGCCGGGGATCACTGTCAAAGATCAGCCCCTGCCGATCCGCCTCGGCATTGTCCTGCGCGATCTCGGCCTCGACCTGACGCACATCCCAGCCGCGCCGCGCGACGATCTGGGTCCGCGAGGTGAAACCCGCCCGGACCTCGATCAGGTCGGTCTCGGCGTCCTGCTTCGGGTTGACGCTCTCGACCTTCGGGCAGGCCCACTCGACCGGCACATCGGCGCTGTCGATCAGCCCGGCCGCATGTGCGGCCTCGCAGAACCAGCGCCAGAGCGGCTCGCAGAGCATGGGGATGACGACATGCCATTGCAGCAGATCGACCATGCGGCGAAACTCGTTCAGACCCGCCCGATTGCTCGAGAAATTGGCCTGAGAGAGATCGCCGGTCAGCAGCGCGTAAGGGACGCGGAAACCGGCCGCGATCAGATGCTGCTGCACCCGTGTCCATTCCGCGACGCCCCCGGCCGAGGACGGCTGGTTGAACTTGATCTCCTTGCCGTTGCGGGCATAGGCGATCATGCCCGGGCTGAACTGCTCGATAGGATTCCCATCGGCATCCTCGACGGCGGGCGCGATGCCAGGCTCGCCCCCGGCATCATCGCCCAGCACCACGCCGACCAGGCAGGCTTCGGTCTTCTTGCGGACCATCTCGGCCAGATGCCAGTCGCCGTAATCGCGCAGCGCCACCATGGCCGGAGCGCCCCAGGGCACCCCGCGCGACTGGACGCGCTGGCGTTCGAAAAGATGCGCGACCTGCTCGACAGGCATCCGCACCGAATTCTGCAGCCCGCGCCAACCGGGCGTGGAATCGCCCGGATGGATGGGATGCAGCCAATAGGCCGCGCGCCGACCGGAGTCGTCATACTCGATGCCCTGTCGCACCGAGCGCCCGGCACCGCTTTCGATGGCGTCGCGGCTCTCATCCAGATGATCGGCCTCGAAAAGCTCGATCTGCAGCGGCACCGCCCCCTTGCGACGATGCGGGGCCCCCAGCTGGCGACGGATGGCAAAGACCTCGCCGCCCTCGAGCATTTCACGCACCGCCAGAGCCTGCAGGCCATAGAAGTCCGTGTGGCCGTGGATATCGGCCCGCTTCGACCAGAGGTCGAACACCGCATCCACCTTCTTGTTGCGGGTCTTGCTGGCCGATTTCGCGCGCGGACGGATGCCCGCGCCAACGATGTTATTGACCAGAACCTGCACCGCCTGCGCGGCCAGCGGATTGTTCCTGACCAGATCCCGCGACCGCGCCCGGAGCGCCGGCCCGGCAAGGCTGATTTCGGCATCCGCCGCGGTGCGCCCTGCCGACCAGCCCGAGGTGAGCCGGCCGCCCTGCGCGCCATCATAGAGCCGCCGCTTGACCTCGAGCGCGATGCGGCTGTCATAGCGCCGCCGCGCCCGATCCGGCGCGAACACCGACAGCGCCCGCTCGATCAGCCCGAAACGGACATACGGCAAGCCGCCCCGTTCCGACATCACCGCCTCCCGAAGCTGGCAAAGCCCGCGACCGGACGCCGCCGCGTCCCGGCGGCATCATCAATCTCGGCCTCGATCACCCGGATTCGATCGAGCAGCGCCGCGCCACTGTCATATTCGACGGTGCGCCCCTCATAGGAGACGCGAGTCGTCCCGCTCGCATAGGCGCGCTTCAGCGCGTCCAATTCCGCCTGCGTCCACGCCATCAGAACCATTTTCCCTTTGAAGATTTCCCAAACCAGTCGCCACCCCCCTGCCCGGAGGATGGCGACCGGGGCCGACGCCGCGGCATGCGGGGCTGACCCGCAGGCTCGGCATTGTCGACATCCGCGACGACCAGCTGCGCCTCGAGATTGTCCCACCAGGCATCATCCCAGCGATCGACGCCCGCGAGCCACGCGACCGCCCGGGCATAGACCCGACAATCGAGCGCCTCGTTGCGATCGCGGGTCTTCACCCATTCCGAGACGGAGAAGCCGGTGCGCTTGTTCTTGCGCGCCACCAACTGCTCGGCCGTCAGCTGCTTGAGCCATTCGGCCGAGGCCCCCTGCCCGAGATGGACGAAGCCCTCCGGGAAGCCCTCGCCCGCCTCGGTCGGCACCGCGAGGCGTAGCGCCCGGTAGGTTTCCAGCTTGAAATGCGAAACCGCGACGTTCCACAGCGCGACCCCGCGCCTGATCTTCTTGCCGCCCTCGGTGACGTCCACGAAAGACGGCCCGTCGACCGGCACGTTTCGATCGAAACCGCCGCGGCCCTTGAGCGCGACCACCTGACCGCGCCCCATTTTCCGCACCCAGGCATAGACCTGATCGGTGGTCATGCCGTCGCCGGTATCGATCCCGACCCGGGCCAGTTTCATGGTGCCGCCCGCCTCATGCGGCCAGAGCTGGTCGCAGAGCCGCGACAGCGCGTCCCAGACATCGCCCTTGGTGACGTCACCGTCCAAGGTGAAATGGTCGACCAGCCAGGATTCGCCATTGCGACCCCAGCCCCAGACATCCGCCTCGAGACGGCCGAGCCCGCCGGTGCCGCGCTGCACGTCGACACCCATGGTCAGGAACAGCGCCCCCGCCGGGACCGTGCCCATCAGCCATTGTTCGCGCCGCTCGTAGAGCCGCTCCCAATCCGGCGCTTCCCCACGCTCCTCCCAGGTCTCGCCCAGAACCGTGTTCTTGAACGCCTTCATCTGGGCGTCCTTGCCCTTCGCCGCCTCGAACTTGGCCGCGATCTCGGCCCAGCCGAGCCAGCCGATGGGCGAATAGAGGCCCGAGATATGGAAGCCGATCACCCCGGCCTCCTGCGCGAGACGCACCTGCTCGGGATCGGCGGTCGGTTGCCAGACCGCGCCGTTTTCCGGCGCCAGCATCCAAGTCTTGTGCCGCTCCTCGATCGGCTCCTCGCAATGCTCGCAGACATAGCGCACCGAGCGATGATCGCCCTTGTTCCAGCGCAGCCGCTCGAACTTCAGCCATTGCAGACCGAGACAATGCGGGCATGGCACGAAATAGCGCTGCTGGTCCGACAATTCCCATTCCCGCTCGATCCGGGACGACCCTTTGATGGTGGGCGTCGAGGACAGGTAGATTTTCTTGCGCCGGCCGAAGGTCTGCGCGCGGGCTTCGGCGAGGGTGACCGGATCACCCTCCCCGTCGAGATCGTCCTTGAAGGCATCCACCTCATCGAGATGGATGTAGCGCATCGGCATCGAGCGCAGGCCCGAGGCCGAGTTACCGCCGGCGATGATCAGATGCCCGCCCGGGAATGCCTTCTCCAGCTGGGTATTGCCGGAGTCGCGCGACTTGGACGGCGCGACCAGATCCCGGATGGAAGGCGAGGCTTCGATCATCGGATCGATCCGCTGGCGCGAATAGCGCTTTGCGGTGATCTCGGTGGCCTGCACCGCCAGAAACGGCCCCGGCGCGACCTCGATCACATGCCCGATCCAGTTGATCCCGGATTCGGTCGCGCCGACCTGGGCCGATTTCGGGAACACGATCTTCTGCGCCGGATGGCTCGGCGAGAGCGCATCCATGATCGCCTTCAGATAGGGCGTCCGGTCGGAGCGGTATTTGCCCGGCTCGGCCGCGCCCTTGGGGCTCAGATAGCGCTTGGCATCCGCCCATTCGGTGACGGTGAAATCAGGATCCGGTGCATAGCCCGCCCGCAGCGCGGCCAGTATGCCCGCTTCACCCTCATACGCCTCCACCGCCAATCTCGATTCTCGTATCCGTCGCGAGCCGAAGATGCTCGCGGATTGCCCCGTCCAGCAGCCGCTCGAGCCGGTGCGCATCGCAGCCAAGCTCTGCCGCCATCTGCGCGGCGACCCGCGCCGGCAGCTGCTGCCAATGATCGCGCTCGCGACGCATGAATTCGAAAGCCGTCTTCTCGGCCTTCACCTTGTCGACAAGCTCCTTCTTCTCGACCTTCAGCCGCAGCTGCTGCCGCTGCAGCTGGACCACCCCAAGGCCGGTCTTGACCTTGGACAGCGTCATGGCCCCGGACGGGACAGGATCATCCTCGCGGGAAGGCCCGACCGGCACCGGGGAGGCCGGAGCCTCACCGCCCCCACCGGGACGCTTGCTGTGGTCGGTCGTCTCGTCCCATTCGCGATCCGCCCGGGCGGGATCGATCGTGCCATCGGGCAGGAGCGAAATCCGACCGGCGGTGATCGCCTGCCGCACTCCTTTGTCGCTGCCCCCCGGCAGGCCGCGTGCCTTGCGCGACTCGGCATAGGCCCGGCGGGACAGTCCCATCCCGATCAGGCCCCGAGCAGGATCCGGCCATGGCGCAATTCATCGCGCCGCCCTGCCGGAACGCCGCCATTGAACAGCGCCTCATCTTTGCCGAGCGTCGCCGCCACGCCGGTCGCGCCGAGCTCGGCCAGGTCGCGGCCGAGCGCCCAACGCCACTCGAGCGCCAGCGCGACCCGGTCGATCACCGCGACCTCAAGCCGAGTCTTCGTGGTGGGCAAGGTCAGCCCGAGGGCGACGACGATCGCCGCATCCCAGGCGCGCTGAACAGAATTCAAGGTCCCTGCCGCGATCGCATGCTGCAGGGGCGTCGCCAGATCGCCAGTCGCGAATTCATGGTCGTCGTGATGCTCGGCCCATTCGACCACCTCGGCCGAACAGCCCATATGCCGCGCCAGATGCCCGCAAAGCTTCTGATGCTCGGCAATGGTCAGCGCGGCCGGATGGTTCGAAAAGCGCGTGACCGCCCCGAGCCGATAGCGCATGAATTGCAGATCCACGTCCTCGGGGCGCGGATTTGCGACATCCGCGACCAGAATCGACCCGAGCAGCATGGTGCGCGACGTCACGTCCATTTTTCGATTTCCTCCATGGTGACCACTTCCTCGGCCTCGCGCGCGACCCGCGTCCGCGCGGCCGGCTTGACCTCTTCTTCCTCGTCGCCGTCGCGGTAGCGGTCGTAGACCGCCTTGATGATGTCGGCGTTCGAATGAGAGCGGCCGGATTCGGTCCAAAGCGCCTCGAACCAGCCGAGGTAAAAGCCCGCGACCTCATCATCGACGTCGATATCGAATTGCTCGGTGCGGAGGTTCTTGTTCAGGTTCATCGACCCGCGCATCACCGCTGCGCCGCGCTCGCCATGCACGATGACGACCTTTGCGTGGACCGCGCAGCAGCGGAACGCATCGACCCCGAGCAACTCGATCATCGGCCCGGCATGTTTGGGCGATTTCTCGAAATTGGCCCGGTCGAGCAGGAAGCGCGCCTCGGTGATCCGCCCCGCGACCTGAATCGCCCGGGTGCGCTCGACATCGTAGATGCCGCTGGTCCAGGTCGAGACGCAGACCGAGGCCGGTCCCAGCTGCTCGACCATATGCTCCATGATGTCGATGGCCGAGAATTGCCCGGCCGTGACGCCGGTCACCCGATCGCCGGGCGCGAGCGGACCAATGGTGCGCGCGGCATTGCCGGTGCGATGCGCAACCCGGCGGGTGCCATACTTGCTCTCATAGCGCAGCGCACGCGGACGGCCCTGCGTCAGCAGGCCCCGCGGCTTCACGCCGCCACCCCGCGCTCTTTCTCGACCCGGATGGTATCGAAGCTGCGGCCATCGCCCTCGAGGATGGCCCGGCCGCCGGTGAATTCCTGCCAGCGCCGCACGATCACATCCGCGAATTTCGGGTCGAGCTCCACCAGGCGGGCGCAGCGGCCGAGCGTCTCGCAGGCAATCAGCGTCGAGCCAGAGCCGCCGAACAGGTCGAGGACCAGATCGCCGGGCTTCGAGGAATTCTCAAGCATGCCCGCGACCAGCTGCACGGGCTTCATCGTCGGATGCTCGCCATTCCGGGCGGGCTTTGCGCAGCGGATCACCGACTGGTCGACCGCCCGCATGCTCATGTTCTGCCCCTCGACCACGACCGTCTGGTCGCCGACGCGGATCTGCAGCGTGCCATCCTCCATGATGCGGATGGATTCGGCCTCACGCTCGATCACGGTCGTGTTCGCACGCCCGCCGAACCATTGATGCGCGGCACCTCGCTTCCAGCCGTAGAGGATGGGCTCATGCCGCCACTGGTAGTCCGAGCGGCCAAGGACGAGGCTGGGCTTCACCCAGACCAGACAGCCCGAAAGCTTGAACCCGGCATCCGCGAACGCCTTGCGGAAATTCAGCCCCTCGGTGTCGGCATGCGCCACATAGATGGGCGCGCCCGGCCGCATCACCGCCGCCGCGACTGAGAATGCCGAGACGAGGAAGCGCCGGAACTCGGACGCCTCCATGTTGTCGTTCTGGATCTTCCCGGCCGAGCCCTCGTAATTCACGTTATAGGGCGGGTCGGTCCAGCAGCAGTCGATCGACTCGCCGGCGCAAAGCGCCTCGACATCGACCAGCGAAGTGCTGTCACCGCAGATCAGCCGGTGCTTGCCCATGATCCAGATGTTGCCGGGCGCCGAGACATGGATAACCGGCGCGTCCGGCACATGGTCAGGATCGCCCGTGCCCGGAGGCGGCGAGTCATCATCGGGCAGATAGTCGAGCAGACGGCCCAACTCCTCATCCGAGAAGCCCAGCACGTCGAGATCGAAGGCCGCGTCCTCGAGCGCCTGCAATTCTTCGCGCAGCAGATCCTCGTCCCAGCCCGAGTTTTCGGCGATCTTGTTGTCGGCGATCACCAGCGCCCGGCGCTGATCCTCGGTGAGATGCGCGAGACGGATGCACGGCACCTTTGCCATGCCGAGACGCAGCGCCCCGGCCAGACGCCCATGCCCGGCAATGATCGTCAGATCCGCGCCGATCAGGATGGGGTTGGTAAAGCCGAACTCGCTGATCGAGGCGGCAATCTGGGCAACCTGCCACTCGGGATGGGTCCGGGCATTGCGCGCATAAGGCACAAGCGCCGCGGTCTCGATCATCTCGATTTTCAAGGGTCGCTCCAGGTTGCGAATTATTAGCGGCGCGCGGGAACGGGGAACCGCGCGCCTACCCGAGAGCCTCGCGATCAAGGGAGGAGGAAAACCGCTTCAATGCGAAACGGCCGGAGCCGAAGCCCCGACCGTTCACACCAGCCTCAGGATATCCAGAATTTGCCCCCGGAAGCCGGGATATGTCGCGCCCAAAAAACACCCGGCAGGGATACCCGGACACTCTGCCGGGATACCTGAACGACCGGCCGGGATGTTGCGCTCTACCGTGTTCCGGGCCGGGGTTTTCGGATGTGTCCGCACCTGCGGGCGAGTCGGCGTGCGCAGCGCGACTGCGAGCACGAAGGTGCGGGCACAGTCGGAAAGCCCGGCCAGCGCGAAACGCCAGCGAATGCTGGGCCGCGCGCCAGAAACCGCCCCTGCGGGCACAAGGGGGTGCGGGCACAAAAAAACGGCCTGTAACTGGAAAACTCACGCGACTACGCCCCCCGCATACGCCAGCCGCCCGGAAGGACCCAAGCGCATCGGGGGTCGAGGCGGGCAGGCCGCGCCCGCCCCCAAGGCGCGGCTGACGCATCGGGGGTCGAGGCCGGGTCACGACGCCCGGCCAGCACCACCACGCGCGGCCCGGCAGGACGCGACACGACCAGCACCACCCGCGCCACCACGACCAGCCAAGCCGGAACGCGACGAATCGCAGGACCGGAGGCGACACCGTCACGGCCCAGCTGGGTCACCACGCGACCGACCGGCACGAACCGCGCCACCAGCCCGGCGGGACAGCCCACGAAAAACGCGCGCGTCACGCCCGGTCGCTCCGAGCCACACCCACCCAGCCGGAAAGCAGAGACGCCCACCCGTGCGCCCAGCCAAGCGCCGTGTGAGGGTCCGTCCAGGCGAACGCGGGAAACCCGCGAGACAAGACAGGCAAGCCGTTGATTTTAATACGGAAAACACAAAAGGACGGTTGCAGGTGGCGCAATTTTGCGCCAGAGTGACAGCACAGGCAGGGGAAACCAGCCAAGCCCGAATCGCCCGACAGGACGAACGAACGGAAAAGCCCGGTGATGCGCCAAGCGCCCCAGCCGGACAGGAGCGCAGGATACCGCGACTCGGGCAGGACAGACCCAGCCGACTGCTTTTTGACATCGCGAGAACCCGGCCCAGCGACCCGCAAGGGGAGCGATGACGACCACGACCAGACGAACGGACCACGCGGGCCAACCCGCGCCAAGGTCCAGCCCCGCCGGGAAAGCCCGGCGGGCTTGAGGTCGTAGGGCAGGACCATCCCGGTCAGCCCGCCATCCCGGTCAGCCAAGAAAGGGAAACGACCATGGAGTTTTTCGCCAACCCGGACCAGAGGCTTCTGGCCTTCATCCTCGCCGCCCTCGCCCTCGGGCTTTTGGTCGCAGGAGCCATAGACCTCTGGGACGCCCGAGCGCCCCAGCGCCACGCCAACCGCCGCCTGCGCGAACACCGCCGGGCGGTCGACAGACGGCGGAAACACCGCCACGCTACCTACGCCCGCCGCGCCTAACGGATCGGCGCCGCGAAACCAGACCACGCCCGCCGGAAACACCCGGCGGGCTTCAGGCAGTAGAGGCAGGACCATCCCGGTCAGCCGAACGGAGACAGCCATGACCATCGCAGACGACGAATTCCTGATCTACACCGAGACGCCCGAGGACGAAGGCCACGGGAAGGTCTGGCACTACGGCCTCGGCGACATGCGCGAGGTTTTCGGACCCGAAAGCACCAACCGCCTCGCCGCAGGCAAGGTCGTTTGGCACAAGGGCGGGCTGGCGGTCAACATGCGCCACGCCGCGCAAGAGGCGCTCCAAGCGGCATTTGAAAGCGGAGAGTTTGACGAATGACCGGCATGCCCGACACCATCACCACCCCGGAAGGCGAAACCTACCACCGCACCGGATACACCGGGATCGCCCTGCCGCCCGCCCGCAAGCACGGAATCGAGCCGGGCGAGACGACCCACGAATACTGGATCACGCCCGACAACGACAGCAAACGCCTGCACGCCGCCGACAGCAAAAGGTGGTTCCTCGACTGACGGATCGGCCCCCGAAAACCAGCCCAGCCCGCCCGGAAACACCCGGCGGGCTTGCGGCAGTAGAGGCAGACCGAACCCGCGCCCGAGCGCAGGCTTCCCGGTCAGCCCACCATCCCGGTCAGCCAACGGAGACAGACATGACCCGCGACGAATGGAAAGCATTTGACCACAGCATCCGCGCCGACGCCCGCGCCTTTCGCGAGAAACACGGCGGATACCCATGCTTCACCCGCCACATTCAGCACAACGGCGAGGAATGGAGCTACACCCGCGCCCGCAACGATGGAACCCGCTGGACCACCCACCTGCGCAAGAGCGTGATCCGCGAACGCCCGCGCGCAGCCCTGATCGCCGACGAACTCGCCACCGCCGCCGACCACCGCCACAGCCTGCGCCGCGCGCCTTGGACCGCCACGCCGCATAAGCGCGGATGCCGCCTCGCGATCAGGATAGCCCGCGAATGGCGCACCGCCGCCTGACCAACCAGCCCGCCGGAAACAACCGGCGGGCTTCAGGCAGTAGGAGAGGCCGAGCAGATCGGCCCCGCGAAACCCGGAGACACGACCATGAAACGCCCCCACACCGTCGCAGAACTTCTCAACGAAGCCACGAAGGCACTGGTAAAGCGCGACCCCCAGCGACTCGAGGAACTGGAGCGGATCAGCGAAGGCTGGCTGCAGACGGAAGAAGAACGGATCAGCCAATACTACCTGCTCCACGCGATGGCCGAAGCCGCCGAACTGCTCCTCGACACGCCCAGCGACATGGAACACGAAATGGATGACGAGGACGAGGACGCCTGACCAGACGCCCGCCGGAACACCCGGCGGGCTTCAGGCAGTAGAGGCCGACCCCATCCCGGTCAGCCCACCCCTTCCCGGTCAGCCACAGGAGATAACCATGGGAACCCACGCCGCAATTTTTATCCCGGTCGAAGGCCAACGCTACGCCCGGATTTACTGCCACTACGATGGCTACCCCAGCAACATGCTGCCCGCACTGGCCCACCACGACGCGCGCGACATCCTCGCGGCAGGCGACCTGAGCGCGGTCAGCATCGAAGGAGGCATCAGCCGCAGCCCGAACAACCGCGCCCCGGTCCTGACCGAGAGCCTCGAACTGCCCCAATGGGCAGACCACGGATACATCCTGCGCCCGACCGGCTGGGAGCATCGCCCGAACAAACACCAGAGCCACTACAGCCGCTGAAGGATGACCGACATGAACCAGACCCACGAAAACAACTACCGCCGCCTTGAGGCAGCAGCCCGGATCGCCCGCGCACTCGCGCAAGGTGAATTCAGGACCACAACGCGAGAGGAAGCCGAGGACCTCGGCTGGGAAGCCGACAGCGACACGCCCGAGGTTTTCATCGACGGTCCCATCGCCGCCATCCTGAACAGCGACCGCAGCCGGATCGAATGGTGCGACGAAACCGGCAACGTCTGGATCATCGCCACCGCGACCGGAGAGATGACCCAAGGCTGACCAGCCCAGCCCGCCGGAAACACCCGGCGGGCTTCAGGCAGTAGAAGGTGCCGAGCAGATCGGCCCCGCGAAACCGGAGAGAGCCGATGAACCACCCCAGCACCGCAACCAAAGCCGTATTTGCATTTGAGAAGGCCCGCGCCGCAGTAAAAGAGGCGCA